CATTAACTTCTGGACAACTGCATTACTTTCTTCAATATTATTTACATCAGAACATAAATCTGCAATACCATCAATTATAACCAATCCTATATCAGTAGCTTCAAGTTTATCGTAAAGGTAGTATTCTATAAATTCAACTCTTTCTTTAAAACTTAATTGCCTTAATGCTAATGTATGATATTTATCTGTTTTTATTCCAGTCATATCAATAGGTCTTTTAAACACATTTGCAGCGTGAAAATTGCCTTGTTCAGTGTCAAAATGTATTAGGTGCTTATTATCCCTATTTGCCTTTAAATCACCTCCAAATTGCTCTAATTCATCTGCTAAATATATTGCTGATAATAATGATACAAAGAATGTTTTTTTTGATTTAGGAGGAGCTTGTACAAAACTAAAATTACCATAAGTTCCTATTGGTGTAGGATATTCAATTTTACCATCTTTAGTTTCGTAACTTTTAACACCAAATGAAATTGCAGGTTTTGGATGTACTATCTTTTCTAATGGATTAATAAAGCATTCAGCTTCAAAAACTTCCATTAATAATCTTTTCTCGTCTTTATTTAATTCCATTTGTTTGTTTGTTTGTTAAAAAAAGGGAACTTTTACATTCCCTTTGAGTATAATTTTAGGTAGACTAATCCCTAAATTAATAATTAATTAGAAAGGTAAATTGTCATCTACAACTGATGCAGTTGCTTCTTCTTTTTTATCTGCAACTGAAATAGTTCCATTTGTCCAGATTACATTTCCATTACCTAAATACGTTTTAGGCTTTTTAGCTTCTCTTTCTTCTTTTGTTTGACTATCAGTTAAAGAAACATTTTGCCCCCATTGATTAGATTCATCATTTACTCCAACTGTAAAGTTGTAATAAACTGCACCATCTTTTCCAGATACAAATTTTTCTTTTGGTAATTTGTCAACTCTTAAACTTACATTAATTAATGCACTCATAATTTACTTATTTAATTTATTTACCTACTCTATTCAGTTTTCGGCTACCCTGTTTTTAATATCTTAAATTTACTTTTTGTCTACTTTTGTAATTATAAATTTCTTCAATTAATAATCTTTGTTGTGATGAATTTGCACAATCAACTAAAGATTTTGGTTGTAATCTAACTTTATGCATAAATTCACTATAATCAAATAATGGGTTTTTAAATAAACCAATCATTACACCTACAAAAATACTTCTATTATATCCATTATAATATGGTTTTATTAATTTAATCTTATCAGCCCATTCGTTAGCTAATTCAAAATCCTTACCTTTCCAAGTGCCTTTAGTGAATACTTGAGCATTACTAATAAATCCATCAGTTTTTAATAATCTAGTACTATTTACAATAGAAGCAGCAGCTGCTGTATTACTGCATAAACTTACACAATCAGCAAAACCATAATCAGGATTTTTTTCTATAAAAATTTTTAATTTAATATAAGATTCTAATCCCATATCAGCATATCCTTCCATAAAATCTTTTTTTGTCCAATTCTTTTGATTTAAATTTAAAGTGTGAACTTCATTTAAATTATAATTTTTTAAAATAATAAAGTAAATAAACGAGTCACATTCTTTACAAGCTAATAATCGATGTTGACCATCTATAACTTCCATTTTTTCATTTACTAATATTGGGTTACATAACATTCCATTTTCTAAAATAGATGTTTTTAATCTTTTAATGTGTTGTGGATTTGGTATTCTATTACCACCAATAACTTTAAAGATTGATAAATCATTTGTTTTGTAAACTTTGTTTACTTCTGTTGCATTTGAGTTGTTTGTCATTGATGCATTTCTTGTTTGAAACATATTATTTGTTTTTATTTGTTTACCTTTTTTTACTGTTGTCAACTATTCAGCTTTATTTACTTGACTTTTAATAATTCATTTTTAACTATTGCGGTCATTTTATATTTATTTTCTATTGTTGCAATATTACCACCATTTTTTAAATATTCAATAGCTTTTGTAAATTCTGGTGTATTTTTATTTAACCATTTTTTATCGTCTAATCCTGCACTAATTTCTTTTGGTGTTAATGTTTCTGCTTTATCGTGTTTGTTAGTTGCATCTGCATCTTGTGTATCGTCAATCAAAAGTAAATTACCTAAAGCATATTTTTTAGCGTAACTTGAAGCAGAACCAAACTTTTGTGGCATTTGCATCCCTTTTTGTTCTAAATCAACACCAACTATAGCTGAAGCAGTTATTGTGTCTAAATCATCGTTTATTGAAGCCGTAGACTCTAACATTGGAAATTGTAAAAATTCTGTATGGACTATTGATTCTGTAATTGTAAAATTCACTTGGTACTTTTCATTAAAAGGCTTTAATGCTTCTAATATATCTTCTGCACTTCTAAAGTTATATTTACCAAATGAATTGAATTTTGATTTTGATGCTTTAAATTCTTTTTGAATTAAAGACAATTTTTGATTTAATGTTAATTCCATTTTATTTTGTTTTAAGGTTATAAAGTTCTTGTTTAATTATTGTCTTGTATTCTCTTGGACAATTTTCATCAGCTAATTCAAAACAATATGTTTCTAATGTTTGAAGATGGTTTTCTAATTTGCAAATCCTATCTTGCATTGCCTCTAATCTAAATCTGTTGTAATCTAATAAATCTTTCATTTTATAAATTTGTTAAAGTTAATACTAAAGTAATAAATAATCCCCATAAAATAAATGCTAATCCGATGTCTTTTAAATTCTGTTTCATTTTGTTTGTGTTTTAATTGTTATTTCTTTGGCAAATATATAACTGTTTTTGATATAAAAGTGTTAATGAAAAGTTAAAGTTTATAAAATAAAAAAAGGACACTAATTAAAGCATCCCTTTTTCTAACAAACAATTTAAAAAACAAGAATTATAAAGAACCTAAAAGAGAAGTATATTTATCAATCATTTCAATCAAATCTACATCAGCAAATTTAACTATTTGTTTTGATTTAATTAATAAATTATCAGGTAAGTTATTATCAAATTGTGTTAAGTATTTTGAAAAAGCATATTGCATACCTTGATTAGTTATATTGCATCCATAACATTGTACACCAACATTATTTTCATCCCAACGAGTTGAATAATGCCTTCTAGACATAAAATGCCCACATTGCAATTTTTTATAATGGTCTTTTTTACCACAAGTAACACAAGTAGCAATTTCATCAATAGCATCTTTACGCCTTATGTATTGACTAAAGACTGTATCTAATTTTATTACTAAACTTTTTCTTGTTTGTTTCTTCATATACAAATGTAATTATACATTATTAACAATCTTGTTTAAAAGTTTTTAAATCAAAGTTGATTTTTTTTATATACCTTCGTGGAGTCGAAATTAATATATATGAAAGTAAAGTTTAAAATAAAAAACGAAAAAGATAGATTAAGAGAATTTATAAAAGAATTTAAAAGTATAGAACATTTAAATAATTATAGAAATACTTTGATTAAAACTAATTGCTTTATATTTAAAGAAACCTATCTACCTTGACCTTTGTACTTCTTTTGATAATTTTTAGAAGATTTTAATTTAGAAGATTTTGTTTTGGAATGTACTCCTGGTCTTGAAATATTAGTTTCTATACGGGTAGAAACCACCGTCTGTTTCGCCATATTAAATAAATTATAATTATAATTAAAATATATCCAAGTGGATTACTAACTTTTTTAATTTCCTTTTTCTTTTCTTTTACCTCAACTTTTGTAGTTTGTTGTTTATCTTCAATTTTAGACACTTTTATATCTTCTTTGTGTAAACTATTGTCTTTTGTATTTATGTGTCTTAAAACAACGTTTTTGTATGTTATACCATTAACTACAATATCTTTACAAGTATCTAAAGGAGTAATTATAAATTCATCAGTTATAATATCATTTTTAGTTTCTATTTTTATATCTTCTTTTGTAACAATTTTAGTAACTATTTGTGACAAAGAATCTTTCTTAACTTCTTCTATTACTACTTTTCTTGTTGAACAAGATGATAACATAGCAATAAAAATTATAGCTAATGTAAATGATAACCAAAAGGATAAAACTCCTTTATTTCGTGAAATAATTGTCTGCTTCAATTTGTCGTCTTTTAGTTAAACCTGCTAATTTTTTTGTTCCTACTTTATCCCATTTTAAAAATTCATCTGAAATAGAATGGTCTAATCTATTATTATTTACTTTCTTTAAAAGTGTGCTTCTCATAAAATTTGCAACTCCTACATTGTAAGCAAAAGATACTAAAGAATTAAATTGATTTTGAGTTAATGGTTGTGTAACACATTTAGAAACTTTTTTAGCAAAATTATCTGCAATTTCTTTAAACATATCAAATGCTTCCGCTTTAGTTATTTCTTTATCAACCATAGTAACTTTACTACCATTTTTATAAAATGTATTTCCATATCCAATTGTAGCTAATTTAGCAGGACATAAATATGGTTTAGCACTAAAGCCTTCAAACTCACAAATCAACATATAGCCTTTATTGTCCAGTTTCATCTTTTACTTTTTTATTAAATGATTCGTAAATCTTAACACCTGTATATATAATTGATAATACTAAAAGAGTTAATTTTAATATATTTTCTACGTTAGTAAACGTAATAACTAATGCTAACGAATTAAGCATATATAACTTCATTGACTCCATTTTAACTTTTTAATTTTGCAACAATATCCGTAAATCCTTGAATGCTTACATAAGCAGTTGCTATTACTACCCAATCTTGAGAAGTTAAATCACCTGCAAATAACCCACAACAAGCTATTATAAACACCATTAATTTACGTGATATAAATTTATTTAATATTTTATCTAAATTAGTGTGCATATTTTAATCTAATTAGATTTCGTTTATCAATTATATACTGTGGTATTTCTTCTCCTGTATCTTGTTTTCTAATAAAGTACCAATCTGTTTTTAATAGTTCATTATAACAAGCCAAATCCTTTTGTTTGTTCTCTTCTATTTTTGCCTCTGCTAACTCCTCTGTAGTTGCCCCTTCAATCCAAGCACCATCAATAAATCTTGGTTTTACAAATGAATCTACGTAGGTTATGTTTGTCCATAAGTTATCACTTGGCTCTGCGTAGGTTGAACCTACAAAGTAAAAATCTTCGTTGTATCTACTATATGTCATTGTTATGGTATTTCGTATGTTATTGTTCCAGCTATTTGTTTTGTTCCACTTGCTGAAAATGATGAAAGTGCCGTAATTGCAGAAAAATAATTTGCAGATAATGTACTACTCGCAGTTGCTATTGAGCTATTTGCAATTACTGCTCCACCAAGATTTAATCCCGTTGTCAATATTGCTATATTACTTGTTCCATTATTTATAAATGGCATTGTTATAGTTGTTGTAGTACTGTTTGATGTTCCAACAACTCTGAAGTAAACTGTTACCATTTTATTAATTACAATATATCTTACTATAAAAGTAGTTGTGCTTGACCATCCAACTTGCGTACTTGTAAAGTCTTGCCAAACTGGAATTGTTAATTTATCATCAATTTGAGTTTGAATTGCACTTGTAACATTATCCAAATATCCTATCTCTGTTGAAGATACAGTTCCTATTGAAGTAGTACTTGGTAATACTACCGTTCCAGTAAATGTAGGAGATGCTAATGGTGCTTTTAATCCTAAATCAGTTGTTAAACTTGTAACTTGTGATTGTGCAATATTTGGAATATCTGAAGCAATTAATGTAGTTCCAGCAGTTACTAATCCATTAGCATCATAAGTTATCTTAGTATTTGTTGCTCCAGTTATTGTTGCATTTGGAGTTAATTTATTATTAAATGTAGTCCAATTTGCAGAAGATAAAGCACCCCTATTAGACGCGGAAGCAGTCGGCAAATTAAATGTATGTGTACTTCCACTTGAATTAATAGCGAAATCTGTTCCTGTTGCTCCTGTTGCAAAATTTTGAACTTGTGCTTGTAATCCATTTAAAGCAGTTAATCCAGTAGTAAAAGTTGTTATTACTTCACAAAGGTGTCCGTTTTGAGTATGTAATGTAATTGTTTTACTTGAAGCATTTACAAAAACTCTAATTGCTAATCTATCATTAACTGTTAATATTGTTTCAGGAACTGCTAATTGTGTAAAATAAGCATCAATAGATGTACCATTTGTTATTCCTTCAGGAGTAGCAGAACTACTTGCAATTGATGTAAATGTAGTTCCATCGTATTTATATAATTCAACATAAAATGAAGGTGTACCGCCATTAGAACTTGCAGAAAAGAAAAATTCTAAATTCCAATTTCCAGCAGGAATAAGTAATAATGAGGGGTCTGCTACATCGGTTATAAATGAAGCTATATATCCATTTGTACCTCTGCTAAAATCTGCCCCTGTTCCTATTACCGCAGTCTTACTAAACTCGTAATAAGTTGTACCTCCAAATGTACCTTGACTTGTACCACCGTTTAGATAATAATTAACACTTGAACCACCACCACCAGCTCCACCAACAGAAGATATTGTACCTCCTGTAATTGTTATATTTGTTCCAGCAGTTATTACAGAACCATCTGCTGCTAATATTTGAGATGATGTACCGCCACTTTTAATAAATGAATTTGCAGTTATTGAAGTTGTTGTACTTGCTCCTAAATTAGTTACAGATTGAAGGTTTTGGTCTCCCGTATTAGTGCCGCTTATTGTTGGTTTATTTAATATTTGAGCATCACCGCTAACTGCGTTCCAATCTGCATTTACGTTTACTTCAGCACCTGTTTCAATTCCACTTAATTTTGTTTTTTCAGCAGTTGTATAATCATTTAAAGTAGCACCTGCTAAAGTACCGTTTCCTAAAGGCACAATTGCATCATCTCCAGTATCTGAATTAATAGTAAAATTACTTGCAGTTTGTGTTGTGCTTAAATTTGTAACACCTGCACCACCTGATGAAGTAACTTTATTTATATTAACAGTAGTTAAATTTGGATTTACAGTAATTTCAACTGTTTCTACTGTTTCGTAAACATTAATATCTATTATATCGTTTGCCATTACTATCGTGTTACGTCATTAGTTATATAAAAATTACCGCTTATATATGTTTTAATAGTACCGTCTGCTTTTATTAATTCAATGTCATAAATATAATTTGCAGATTCAATATTTATTATTTGTTTATTAATTTTAAATAAACCACTTGCAGCAGTTGTAATAGTTATTCCTGCACTTGCAACTGATGTAAGTGATAAATAAACTATACCTCCATATTCCTTCCTTAATTGCATTCTTAAAGTGCATCCGGTTAAGTTTAAAGCTACTGAATTAACAAGCATTTGAAAGTTTACTAATTCAAATGTATCTCCTTTTATATGTGTAAAATCTAAAGCCATTATTTGTCTTTATTTAGTTTGTTTAAAAATACCTCTAACTTTTTTACGTTAGTTTCTTTTGGCTTGTATGTTTCTTTTATAGTACCCATCCTGTAAAGTTTGCATTGTGGTCTGGAAATACATCAGCATTTGAATTAGCAGTATATTCAGGAAATAAATTTTGATTAAAACTCATATAATCTATAAACCTATTTGTATAAGATTGTGCAACATCTCTTTCTTTTTCAATTAAAAAATCAATTTCAGACTTTTCAACTGTAGAACTGTTTTCAGAATTATGTTTAAATACTCCTTTATTTGATACTTTATAAGCAGCGTAAGGCAAAAACTCTACCATTGCCCAATGTATTACCATTGGTTTAATATATTTGCTTAAAAGCGTTGTATATGGACTTGCTAAATTACCTGCAACAATACCATCGTTTATTTTATCGTATAGTTTAGTTCCTAAATAGTTTTGGATGTGTAATTGTTGTGCTTGATAAATATATTGTGTATAAATATCAGGGTCTAAATTACCATTCAAATTAGTAAATTTAACTATGTCATTTGTGCTTATGAATAATCCTTGTGCCATATCTTAATTAATTTGTATATCCCATTTTATCCCAATATTCTTGTGTATATCCTTTTGTTGGCATATCTGAAGGCTTCATAGAAACTTCTTTTTCATTTCTAATTCTATATCCATATTTTTCAGCTATTGCATTGCTTAATGGTTTTGCTTTAGGACTTGTTG